ATACCACACTGCTGGTGCCGAAATACTCGGTTCTGATGTAAACCACAACGAAAAGGTTATTACTATTAATGACCTACTTTTATCTTCGGTATTTTTATCAAATATTGAAGAAGCTAAAAACCACTGGGATGTAAGAAGTGCATATTCTACTGAAATCGGTAGAGCACTTGCTTTTCAAAAAGATAAACATATCTTACAAACTATTGGTCAAGCAGCGCAAGCTTCTGCAAACGTATCTGATGCAAGTTACGGAGCAGGAACTGTAATAACTAACACTGGTATCGCTAGTGCTACGGCTTCTACAGCAGCAAATGCAATGATTGATTCATTGTTTGATGCAGCTAAAGCTTTAGATGCTAACTATGTACCAAAAGAAGGTAGAAAAGCTTTCATTAAATTGGAAGAATACTACAAACTAGCAAACGGAACTAATGTAGTGAATGTTGACTTTAGTGGTCAAGGTTCAATTGCAGACGGTAAAGTTATGAAAGTTGCAGGAATTGAACTAATTCCTACTGCTCACTTTGGTGAGATTGCAGCTGCCATTTCTGCTGCCCCTGAGGCTGGTTCTGCAACTGCTGGCGGTTCAAACCCACAAGCTGTGACTTTAACAAACTATGTTTGTTTAGTATCACACCCTTCTGCGGTTGGGACTGTAAAATTAATGGACTTGGCTGTCGAATCTGAATACGACATCAGAAGACAAGGAACATTAATGGTTGCTAAATACGCTATGGGTCACGGAGTTTTGAGACCTGAAGCTGCAGTTGGTATTAAAGAAGTTTAATCTTTAATAACTACTAAATAGATTAGGGGGACTTAGGTTCCCCTTTTCTATTAATAATAAACTTTAAAGCATGCCTCTAGTGGGTGCTTTAATTAAACTTGCTTAACAAAGGAGAAAAAATGACACTAGACTTTACACCGTTTAAGGCGTTCTCAGTAGGTTTTGATGACCTATTTAATGAACTGTCTAAAATTAAAACAGTAGGTTACCCGCCATACAATATTGAAAAAATAAAAGATGGTGAGTACAAAATTTCTATGGCATTAGCTGGTTTCGGTAAATCTGAAATTGATGTTACTGTTAAAGAAAATGTTTTAAAAGTAAAAGGTAAAAAAGATAAATCATCTGTTAGTGATTTCTTATACAAAGGTATTGGAGAGAGGTCTTTTGAACAAGCGTTCAAATTGGCTGAGTACACAAACGTTGTAAAAGCAGATTACAAAGATGGTATTCTTGAAGTATCTTTGGAACAAAAACTTCCAGAAGAAAAACAAGAAAAGAAAGTTAAAATATCTTAATTAACAAGTCTAGGGGATGGATTATCTGTCCCCTAGTTTTATCTAAAATATATTTATAGGAGATTATGAGTACACAAATTATACCTACAACTGAGTTACAAGCGATAAACATTATGTTGTCTGTTATTGGAGAAGCACCTGTTAACTCTATTACAGGAACAACAACTGTTGATGTATCTACAGCAAAAAATATTTTAGATGAAACTTCAATGTCTGTCCAAAGTATTGGATGGCATTTTAATACACATGAAAAATGGACTTCATTAGCTCTTGACCAAGACAATAGAATACCGTTACCATCTAACTGTGTTAAAGCTGATGCAAGTAAAGATTATAGACATTTAAATTACACACTTAGAAATGGTTATTTATACGATTTAGAAAGACACACAGATGTTTTTACAAGTGCTCCCGCCTCTGTTGACTTAGTCTTAGTACAACAATTTGAACAACTTCCAGAATACGCAAGGCAATACATTACATTAAAAGCAGCTAGAAGATTTGCTTCAAGATTTTTAGGTGATAAAAGTATTGTTGAATTAATTGCAAATGATGAACAAGAAGCTTTAATGGCATTTCATCAAGCTGATAGCCAAGAAGCAGATGTCAACATGTTAGAAGGCGATTACAACACATACTCAATTATAAACAGACCAACTAGAAGGACTTACTAATGGGTAGAGTAGTATCTCAGAGTATTCCTAATTTTCTGAATGGTATCTCACAACAAACACCAACACAAAGAGGAATAAATCAAGGTGAATTACAACTTAATTTACAAAACAATATTGTAGATGGTTTGTCAAAAAGACCTTCATTAGATTACATTTCTACATTAGATGCTACAAATGTGTTTCCTAACACAACTAAATTTTGGTCTATTCAAAGAGATGAAAATAATCAATACATTGTAACATTTTATAATGGTGGTGTTGAAGTTTGGGATTTACAAGGTAATTCAAAAACAGTTACTATTGCAAGTGGAGCAAGTTATTTGACTTCTACAAATCCTAGAACAGATTTTAAATTAGTTAATATTGCAGATTATTCTTTTATAGTTAATAAATCTATAACAGTGTTAGCAGATACAAATACAAGTGCTGCAAAAAATGAAGAATTTTATGTCAATTGTGTTGCTACTAATTATGGTAATGAATACACTATTAAATTAACACACCCAGCTATGCAGGCCGCATTGGGATATGGTTTAGAAATTAGATTACAAATGCCAACAGGCTCTAGTGCTGTGCATGACACAACTTTTAGAGATACTAAACACGTTGCAGATATTATATTCAATGGTACTGCAAGCGATTTTTGGGATGCCTCATCTTCAGCAGAATTAAAAATAATTAGAACAGATACAAATGCTGTCTTATCTACTACAAATGGTTTAAATACATATTCAGGATTTACAACTTATTTTAGTTTTCAATTATTAAATTCTGTTATCTATGGTGAACCAACAGATAATGACCCATTATATACTATTGAAACAGGAGATGGAGCAGGTAATTCATCATTTTATTCTATTAAAGATGAGATATCAGATTTTACAAAATTACCTTATCACGGTTTATCTGGAAGTAAAATAAAAGTTACTGGTGCTGAAGGTGATGTTATAAGTGATTATTTTGTTGAATTTGAAACAGATGGTGTTTGGAAAGAATCTATTGCTCCAAATACAAGTTTAGGATTAGACAACACAACTATGCCACATGCATTAATAAATAACAATGATGGCACTTTTACTTTTCAAGAATTAGATTGGACAGATAGAAATTGTGGAGATGAAGATTCTAATGCTGACCCTTCTTTTGTAAATAAAAAAATTAATAATTTAACATTCTATAAAAACAGACTTGGATTTTTGTCGGGAGAAAATTTAATCTTCACTGAAAATGCTGATTTCTTTAATTTGTTTTCAACAACAGTTACACAGACTTTAGATACAGACCCTATTGATATTGCAGCTTCAGGAACACAAGTTAACACGTTAAAAAATTCAGTGTCCTTTAATGAATCTTTATTATTATTTTCTGACACAGCTCAATATAAATTAGGAGCAACAGGCAGTGATGCAGTTACACCTACCACAGCAATACTTAATGAAGTATCAAGTTTTGAACATGATGATAATGTAAGGCCTGTGTCTGCTGGTAAGTTTGCATATTTTGCACAGTCAAGAAATAACAACACAGCAATTAGAGAATATTTTGCTGATGATAATACATTAACAAATGATGGTTTAGATATTACAGTTTCAGTGCAAGATTTATTACCTACTAATGTTTATCAATTAATTAGTAATACAACAGAAGATACATTAATAGCATTAGCTGCTGATACCACAGATGCACAAGTTGCGCCACATGTTTCAGGCAGTGCTGTTACATCTGTTAATGCAAACACAATGTATATTTATAAATACTTTTTTGATAGAGGTGAAAAAGTTCAAACAGCTTGGTCTAAATGGTCATTTACTGGTTTAAAAATATTAGGAGCTATGTCAACTGATAGTTTTGTTTATGTATTGGCAAATGAAAATACAGACCTTAAATTATTTAAAATTGATTTAAGAAATTTAAAAGATACTACAATTGGATTTTCTGTTTATTTAGATTTAAAAAAATTAGTAACAGGCACGTATGATGCTGGAACTAATTTAACAACAGTTACTTCTCCTTATGGAGTTAAAACAGGTTTAATAGCAGTTGATGCTACGAATGGTAATAACTATTCATTAACAAACACAGCAGGCTCAACTTATACATTAGAAGGTAATCACACAAGTGTTTACATTGGTGTTCCTTTTGCATCTCAATATAGAATGTCACAACAATATGTTAGAGAAACTTCTGGTAGAGGATTAGTGGCGATTACTTCTGGTAGATACCAGATTAGAAATATAACTCTTAATTATGAAAATTCAGGATATTTTGAAGTTGATGTAACACCTAGAGGAAGAAATGTTAGTAGTTCAATTATGAATGGTTATATTATTGGAACTGCTACAAGTAAAATTGGTGTACCAGCAATCAATTCAGGAACTTTAAGAGTACCTGTATCTGCTAGAAATACTGATTTTACATTTGATATTAAAAGTGATTCGCACTTACCCATGTACATAGCAAGTGCAGAAATAGAAGGTTATTACCATAACCGTTCAACAAGGATTTAATTATGACTGATACAGCGTTTGTAAGACAAGCAATATTAAAAGATGCTTTAGAATTAGCACCTAAAATTAGAAAAAGTGATAGAGAGGAAATAAGAGCTTCTAATAATTCAACACCATTAAAAGCTTTAGTTGAAGCATTTACTTTAGAAAACAGTAAAATTTATTCTGTTATTAGAGCAGAAGATAATTCTGTTATAGGAATGTTTGGTTCATCTCCTTGTGCGGAGCCTGATTATGGAGTTGCTTGGATGTTGTCTAGTGAAGATTTATTTAAACATACTAAACAATTTATTAAAGAGTGTCCTCATTGGATAAATGAGATGGGAGAAGGATATAAGTATTTATATAATTTTGTAGATAAAAGAAATTGGAAGTCACTTAAATGGCTTCAATATTTAAAATTTGAACCAAAAACTGAAATAGGAGATTACGGATTTGAAAAAATTCCATTTTTATTAATGATGAAAGAGGTGAATAAATAATGTGTGACCCAGTAACA